GCTCTGCGAGCTCCTAAAGGCAATCTTATTATTGCTTGATCTCGGTGTTTTGATGACTCTGTGTACTTAAAGTTTTCAGGATTTAAGAAATCCCTTATTGACATGAACCATTCCAAAGTCCCATCATTACCCGAGTTAATCCTCTGGAATCTGATGAGACGATCTTTCAAGCTATCGTCATTCTTCGTCTTATTGGTTAAGATAGTGTAGTAATGGTAAGGAATTAAGGCCAAACGATCCTTGATGAGCAGAACTTGGCCTAGGTGATGATAATCTCCATTCTCCGTGGTTTGGACAGAGAAATTCATAGCATTTTCTGCGATAATCTTGTCGGATATGACAGCTCCGTTAGGATCATCTAACAGGCCCATCTCAAAATCAATATCGGGATGTGAGAATTGGGACGCCCATTTCTGATTTTTGCGAATGTTAGCTCTTGCTTTTCTTCCCTTTTTACCAGGAGCGTGTTTAGTATCATCATCCCAAGGATAATTCAATACCACGTCTCCCAATTCTTCAGTCTTGTCTTGTACAATGACTGTTGAACCGTCTGGAATTTGTCCATAGTCAGCTATGCCTCCAGCCTCGCCAGGTTGATACAACCTGATCACTTTCTTATCAGGATCATATTTGTACGTGGGACCAGAAGCGTTTTGATAAATCTTGCGTGCAACGAATCCAGTAGCTCCTAAAGCTACAATAAAAATAGCTATCCACGTCATATTTCCGCGTATCCATGTAACAGCACGACAAAATACATCATACAACATACCCTTGGCTAGTTTAACTGAAGCAGAAAAAGTGTCTAAGATACAAGTCTTCAATCTTTCAGTGAAACTCTCAGTGCAAATTGATAAAACAGCATCTTTATAATTCTCACTGATTCTTGAAGAATTGGTAAGCACATAATCAGTATAATTCCATTCAGCATGAGCTAAGTTCTGAAGGATGGTGTCTCCTTCAAAACTATGAAATCGAATTAAAAACTCTTCAGCTGATGTGGCCTCATTCATTACACCCGGATTATTGGCTGCTACTATCCACATCATATTCTTTAATCGTCTAAAAACCATTTGAGACTTGGGGTGAGTAGGGTGTTTCTTTAACACATCAACAAAATTGTGTAAATTCATATCTTCAATATTGAATTCAATAGCGACTTCTGGAGCTTTTAAGTCAGCTCTGATATTATCGATGATAACATCCCAGGGATCGCTATTCTGAAACTCAACATCGTGTTTATTATTGTTGAAGCGTTGGGTTATTTCCTTGTGCTTTTGATCAAAATAGGCAACTCTGGTTGCTCTCATTTCTTTCAATAAGCGAATACACTGATCAAAAGTCAATCTGTCCGTCACTTCAAAAGTGAGCGGATTATATCTATAGAAATCGTGTAACAGCATAG